AATCTGTTAAAGGTAGAGTTGGTAGTGCGAAGGATGGTGCGAGAGATTTTGATGTTACTATCGGTGGTAACGAAACTAGAATAGTTGGTGGAACTTATGATCTAAATGTCACTAAAAATCTTACACAGATATCTTTGGCTGATATATTGGTAAATGCTAAAAATAATATGTCACTTAAAACAACAACGGGTATTGTTGCGATTGGCGCTGGCAGTAATGTGAACATTCGGTCATCAGCGGAGATGAAAATCAAATCTGGCAGCACGTACAAGTTGCAAGCGGTCGGGGCTGCTAATGAAACATTTGACTCAACATACAGAGTTAAATATAAAGCATTGAATGAATTTGATCATGATGGAGACAGACGAATTATGATTGGCGCAGATGATTATGCAAGACACAAAACTGGTGTTAACTTTTCTTGCCCCAGTGACCCAGTTAGAACAAGCGATAATGATTGCACTGATCCAACAACGCCAACATTACCGTAGGAGAAATGAATGGTTGATTTCACTACACCAGATTTATGTGGAGCAAGTGAACAGTTTAATAAACTCGCTGGACAATTTGCTAGTATCAAAGACTCACTTCAAGGTCAACTAGAAGGTGAGATTGACGCTCTGAAAAGTGAACTAACAGCATCACTAAGTGTTCTTGAAGCAGATATTAAAGGATTGATTCCAGAGTTACCAGATATTCCTGACATTAGTCTAATATCACAGATACAAGGTTTGGTCGCACTACCCACTGGCAGTGCTGCAAGTTTAGGAGCTTTGGCAAACATTAGTTCTCAATTTGGTGGCGCTCTTTCTCAAGCTGGTTTCTCTTTGGACAGTCTTGTGGGTGACGCAACAGCCGCATTTTCTGGTGGCATTGATTTGTGTGGTGGTGGTATTCCTAACTTTGTGATTGGACCAAACGGTATTCCAACTTTGAAACCAGAAGACTCTGGTATGCCAGATACAGACCCAGAGCGTTTGGATGAAGACGGCAAACTTTTAGCTGAACCACCATCTTCACTCTCAACTCCCTCTGCCCAAATTAATACTTCCAACGCTGCACTTGCTGCCGATGCCGCAGCCGGTGCTGCCGCAATAAAAGAGAACCTACCAAAAACAGATTTGGCTTCTGAAAGCGGAAATGTGTCTAACTCAGCAAAAAAAGAGTATGCTAAACAAGATGCCGTAATAAGAGCTAGACTACAAAAAGACGGCAGTGCGCCAACACCACAGGTTCAAAAAGCCGCTAACGCTACCTCCACAGTTTCAAATTTACCGCCAAAGGATTCACTATTGAGTCCTGATGAGTTTATAACTAAGTTGAAAGGATTTCAAAATAGAGTGGCTGCGGCGGAGAATACTGTCAAAAAAGCATTCAACAGAGCGGCACATTTGGTAGCAAAAAGTCGTAAGCAAGAACCAGATAATATACTAGCAAGTGGCACTGAAAAACTTGTGAGAGACGACTCTAAGTCATTTAATATATCAGTTACACTTCCATCTGGCAACACTTTTACACGTAATAATTTGAATTTTGTTGGTAAGGAACATTCAATAAAAAAACTTGCCGTTGGAGTATGGAAATCATTTTTTAGGTCATCAACATTCGCTAATCGACTGATTAAAATTGGTTTAGATGGAGGGGCAGAGCGCCTGGGTAGGCTAGCTGCTGAAGGTGAGACGCTTGACGCAACAGATATCGAAAGTCTTGTAGATGCTCTTGAAAAAGATATGCCAGGCGTAGTTTTGATATATGATGAAATCTATAACGGAGTAGAAAAAACATACTCTGTTCCAGTTTAACGAAAGTAATAATAATGATAATAAAAAAACTAGTTACACTGAATGTATTATATTGGTTACCTGATTATAACAACATCCTGCAACAATTTACTTGGCAGACAAAAGACATAGTTCCAGAATATCCAAGAGTTCATAAATTTTTAAACTATTGGCATGAGGAGATTGATGCAGTGATAGCAGAGGTTCAGATTGCTCATAGCGACAATCACGAATACAGACCTGTGAAAGATTTTACGATTATAAAATAAAATCTGTCGTTATAAATAAATGAAGGAGTAATCATGTCAGGATTTACAGACGCTCAACGCAATAATGATATATCACGCAACGTGCGCCAGTATCGTGACCTCGACCTTTTTTTCGGCAGAAAGCCGGTTAGCAGTGATGTAAATATACTAACAGATGTAGAGAATATCAAACGTGCTGTTAGAAACTTGATCTTGACTAATGTGTTTGAAAGACCCTTTCATCCAGAGTTAGGTTCTGGTGTGAGAGACATGTTGTTTGAAAATATGACGCCGTTTGTGGCCATAATGCTGACGAAAAGAGTTGAGGATATCATAGAGAATTTTGAGCCAAGAGTTCGACTGATGAGTGTCAACGCAAGGCCAGATTTGGACCGAAACATTTATGAATTAACAATTACATTTTTTATTGTTAATGCACCCACAGAGCTTGTAGAGGTAGATGTGTTTTTAGAGAGATTACGATAATGGCAACAAATGATAAAAGATTAATTGTTTCAGAATTTGACTTTGATGATGTAAAGAGTAATCTTAAAACTTTTCTTGAGGCTCAAGATGAGTTTACAGATTATAACTTTGAAGGCTCTGGTCTAAGTATTCTTTTAGATATTCTAGCATACAATACTCACTACCTTGGTTTCAACATGAACATGCTTGCAAACGAGATGTTTCTTGACAGTTCCTCTCTTCGCTCCAGTGTGGTATCACATGCAAAAACTTTAGGATATGAACCAGCATCTGCAAGGGCACCAAAAGCAGTTATCGACGTTACCTTATTTGATTCGACTAAAGCAACAGGTGCAATTCCAGCGGGAACTGTTTTTACAAGTTCAGTGAATGATGTTGATTATAATTTTGTCACGATAACGGAGCTAACCTCTGCAAACACAGGAAACTCTATTCCATTTTTGGGTGTTAAAATATATGAAGGTACATTTATTACAACTCAATATACTGTTGACTCAGGAGATGTTAATCAAAGATTTCTTTTGACAGATAATAGGGCAGACACAAATACGCTAACGGTGTCAGTTCAAAACTCCTCGACTGATACAACAAGCACAACTTACACTAAGACAACAGACATTTCACAAGTTACCTCAACAAGTAAGAATTATTTTTTACAAGAGGTTGAAGCTGGACTGTTTGAAGTTTACTTTGGTGACGGTGTTTTAGGAACGGCACTATCAGATGGTAATATTGTAATACTGACTTATGTTGTGACCAACAGAGAGGACGCAAATACGGCCAGCACATTTACAAATGCGGCTGCAATTGATACAGTTGTGGACGTTCAAATTTCGACTGTCGAGCCAGCTAGTGGTGGTGCGTTTCCAGAGAGCATCGACTCAATAAAATTTAATGCTCCATTAGATTATGCTTCACAAGGTCGTTGTGTTACCGTTGAAGATTACAAAACATTTGTAAAAAGGTTCTTTCCAAACACTCAAGCGGTCTCTGTTTTTGGTGGAGAAAGTGGCTCTTTTGATTCATCGTTGGGAGTTGTCTCAACTCAAGAGTTTGGAAAAGTTTTCATATCAATTAAATCAACCACGGGCAATCTCATACCTCAAGCAGAGAAAGAACGATTAGTTCAAGATTTATCTCCATTCACGGTTGCTTCAATCACACCTGTTATCGTTGACCCCGAAACAATATTTCTCGTATTAGATGTTTCGGCAAGGTTTAACTCTAATCTTACAACACTAACATCAACCGCTTTGGCAAGTAAAATTAATGATACTCTCATAAACTTCAATAAAAATAATTTGCAATCATTTAATAGTTCTTTCAGACACTCTCAAGTGACAAGGTTGATTGATGACACTGATGATGCGATTACCAGCAATATAACTAAAGTTGTTTTGGCAAAGTTCTTTACCCCTACACTAAATGAAGAAGTAGGATATACGATATTTTTCAATAATAGGATTTTTAATCCACATGCTAGACACAATTCTGATCAAGGAGGAGTCACTGCATCCACAGGATTTAAGGTTTTAGGCGACACTGCTAATGAACATTTTTTTGATGATGACGGTAATGGCAATGTAAGAAGATACTATGTATTAGCGGGGGTCAAAAACTATATAGACAATACTGCTGGCACCATTGATTATGCACTTGGCACAATAAGTATAAATCCTATCAATATAACTTCAGTTTCAGATGTGGACGGTTCTTCCTCTACTCAAATTAGAATGACTGCTATACCTGACTCATTTGATATTGTGCCAGTTAGAAATCAAATTCTTGAAATAGATTTAGAAAATACATCTATCACTGTCTCTATAGATTCAACAGAGATTGGTGATGTTAATGTTGCTAGTTCAACTCAACTAGCCACCTCGTCTACCACATCCATAGCATCTGGTTACTAAAATG